CAAATCCTAATATAATAGTCCAAAGAAGTTTATTAAGAACAGCTTCTATTTTATCTATACGAGCATGAATATTAGCATACCTTTCGGCACACAGCTCTTCATGCGAGTTTAGTCGTTGTTCTACTTCCTTTGGAGTTGTCATATTAAAATTCTACCCATCCTGTGATAATATATTTGTTTCCACCTATGGGTGGGTTTCCTCTATGTGTATGTGTGTAAGCTGCAGGAAATATAATGCAGTCTCCTTTTTGTGGTTTATATCTATAATGTTGGTAAAGAAATTCTGTTTCACCTGCTTCAAAATCATCATTAAGATAAACAGTCCATGTTAATAATCTGTGAGATGTTTCTCTATTTGTAGTCTCTGAGTGCCAAATATGATAGCCTTGTCCTGGCTCTGTCTTTTGTATCTTCATTGTGTAAGACTTGTGCTCACCAAATATTTTTAATATATCAAACTGATCTGCATATTGTTTATAACAAGTTCCCCAGAACACACGATTAAATTCATTCATGAGTTCTTTATCTGTGTGTTGCATTGGATAGTAAGGTAAATATGCAGCTATATCTTGTTTCTCTGTCTTAGGTGAACCATCATGCTCTTGACGATTAAGTGTTATTCCACCTTGTTCAGCAACATTATAAAATTCTATAACACGATTACAAAACTCATCACTAAATGCTTTTTCATATACTTGTATAAATTGCATATTATCTTATCTTTCTTATTTTATTGTTAATGTAACTGCTAAAGTTATTCTATCTTTATCTGCGTTATTATAATTCCAAACAGGAGGTTTATGTATTATATTAGACGGAAAAATAATCCAATTTGCTATAATTCCTGGAGCTTGATAAATATCATCATCTATTTTAAAAAGTGTTCCTAATTGTTCTTGTTTAGGAAACTGTAAATACATTACTGCACTATAATTAGAATCTTTGTGTGTATGCCATTCACTTATACTAGGTTTATTTATTTTATCTAAGTATGCCCACATCTTTAAAATACTAATTTCTTTAGGTTTTAAACATTTTATTAATGAGTCTACTAAAGTTTCTTTTATTTTATTCCAATGAATATTTTTTTTTAATTGTAAAATAGATGCTGTTTGAGTACCAGGAACATTTTTATATTCATTAATATCTATTTCATAGTTAATATCTTTAATTAATAAATTTATAATTTCTGATGTAATTGTTTGTTTATAATTATAAACAGAAAATATCATATTACTTTTATTAATTATGATTAAATCCTACTATTAAATTTGCACCAGTTTGTTGATCTATTAAGTTAGCAGATTCAATCATTCTTAAATGAAATAATTCTTCGTCTGTTACATCAATACTATTACCATTTGTAAAAGGAATTGTATTATTACAAAACCAACAAAAAGGTCTATTTGCATTACAAAATACCCAAGCTAAATGTTCTGCATAATTTCCTATAATATTTCTAACTGTGTCTCTATCAATATTAATATTAGATTTAAAAAAACTTGTTCCATAAATACTATGAAATAGTCCTGCTAATTGAACCTCTTTTGGTAGTCTAGCAATACGTAATATATCTTCAGTGTTGCATAGATGTTCATAAAAGGAACGACCACTATGTTCTATTTTATCTGTATCTAATGATAATAAATATTCTCTAGGATTCATTTGCTTTAAATAATATATTTATTACAATTCTTGCATCTGTATTTATTGGAGGAGTTGCTCTATGTAATATATTAGAATTAAATAAAACTCCAGTATTTTCTTTAGGTGTTACTTTTTGTAATATAGTTCCATCTTCATTATAAAAACAAGTATCTCCATCTGAATTATTTACATAATATAAAAAAGAAAAATAATTAGGATCTTCTTCGTCTCTATGTAAAGCTGTATCTAAATCTTTATTAGCTAAATGTTTACTTGTAATAATATTAATTTTTATTCTTTTTAATTCACTAATAGTTAAGTTATATTCTTTTTCTATAAAATAAACTATTGGATATATTACATTAAAATAATCAGAGCTTTGATTTTCAGTTTTATTATAACAAGAATGAGTAAACTGGCTTAACTTACTATACTTAACATTACCTTCATTATAATAAAAAGGAAGTCTGCCTTCTTTAATATCTTCTTTTATTTTATTATTAAAATTTATTGGTATAAAATTATCAATTATTTTAATCATTTAAAATAAGGTCCAACTAACCATGTAACACAACTATATCTAATTCCTTTTGTTACTGGCTCTACACCATGAATCATATAACTAGGAAATATTAATACAGTCCCTTTTTCTTGAGGTGGATAATATAACTTACCATTAGCATTTAAAAAAAACTTACCACCTTCAAAATCATTATTAAGAATAGCTAAAGCTGTTAGCTTTCTAGTCTCATTACTGTGTGTATGAAAGGTATCTACATGAGGGTTATAGTGCCCATCAGGTTTATAAATTAATAACTCTGTTTGATTAGAGTGAGTAATAATATATTTCCACCAGTAGTTATTAGCATTTAATCCAGTAGCTGTTAATGTAGCTCCTATGCCTACATTTTGTGGTAATAAAACTCTTTCTGTATCACGGATATTTTTGTTTATAGTGCCTATACCATTACCAATAACTGGAGGCTCTTTATATATTAAATCTTGTGAGTATGTTTTAATTAAGTTATCACAAAATTCATTAGAAATATGATTCTTAAATACAGCACAATCTGTTAAAACTTTTTGTTCTACAGTTTTAGACAATCCTAATGATACTCTTCCATCATACTTTTGATCTGCATAAGGTCCATTAGCATCTACATAATGTAAAAATACTTGAGCTTGCCATTGTCCTTCAGTATATTTTTCTCGCCAATGTTCTACTTCCATACCACGATAAAGAACAGCATCACCTACTTGCATATCTACTTTGTTATCTGCCATGTAGATAGCCCAAGGGTTACCTTCAAAACCTAATGTAATTGTTGCTGATATTTCACAAGCAGGTCTATCAGTGTGCTTCTTTAATTCTTCGCCAGGTTTATATAACCTAGCATAAGAGTAAGTAGGATATAACTTTTTACCACAAACTTTTTCAAAGTAAGGTAATAAATCCTCTAATAATTTATCAAATGTAACTGTTCCATGCACAGCTTCTGATATAGGACATTGAGGATCTTTAGTTGTTTTACCTTGTTCTATATATTTATTTAACTCATTTGTTAATTCTTTACAGTTATCTAAATCTAAAAAACCTTTTAAATGGACATATCCATTTTTATCAAAATCGTTGGTCACGATTATCCTTTCTAATTATTTATAGCACTTGTACTATAGACCAAGTCTCTGTATCCCAATTCCATTCGTATGCTTCTGTTGGATTACCTTCTTCATCAACTGCTAGTTCACCTGCTGTAGATTGCTCTACTGCTTCAGGTAATTTTTTAAATGAAGATGTAGTTGGATCATACCAATATTTATCCATTTCAACTGTATCAGAGCAGTCTTTCCATTGTAGATTTGAATGCACTTCAAAAGTATTAGCTGCATCTACTACCTCTAATACTCGATAGCCAGAGTTATCTTTACCTCTAGGCTCTATTGTACTTATTAATGCTTTTTTAGCCATTTAATAACTCCTTATTAATATTCAACAATTACGACACCTGGTGCACCTGTACCTCCTGAAGCAGGATTATCACTTCCTATACCTCCACCACCGCCACCGCCATAGTTTCCACCTGAGGGTCCTGGAAAAGTTCCTCCTGAACCTGCTGCTCCAAGTCCTCCTCCTCCTAATATAGAACTACCTCCAGTACCTGCTTTTCCAGAGTTTGAATGAGTTCCACCTTGTCCTCCAATATTTACCTGACCCCCAGAGCCTGTTCCTGCAGCACCACCTTTACCTACAGGATTACCTGGAGCAGGGGTTGCTGAACTTCCACCAGTAGCAGAAGTATATGCACCAAAAGAAGATGTACCTCCTGCTCCACCTACAGTAACAGTTACATTAGTTGCAGTTGGAAATGGTACTACTTCAATAGCAGCTCCACCGCCTCCTCCTCCGCTTCCAGTATTATAAGAAGGGGCTGTTCCTGCACTACCACCACCACCAACTACTGTGACTTTAACTTTTTCTACTGTACCTGGGTTAGTCCATGTGCCTGGAGAAGTGAATACTTGCATATTAGAAAAACCACCACCTGCAGCAAGAGTAAACCATGACATAGTACCATCACCATCAGATTGTAATACTTGTCCAGAAGAACCATCTGCACCTGCTACTTTAGGAGCAGTAACTGCTGAGGTAGCTATATGTTCTGCATCAATAGATCCTGCTGCATAGTGTTCACTATCAATTGCATCATCTGCAATTTTAGTTCCATCAACTGCATCAGCATCTAGCTTAGCTGTTGTAATAGCACCATCATCTATTTGAGCTGTATCAACAGTATTTAATGAAGCTAATGCTCCATCTCCTGAATTAACATATGATTTAATTTGAGCACCAGTAACTTTCTTACTGGTACCTGCTTCGTTTATTTCAAACTCATTGGCATCTGCTGCTACCGATGCTGCTGTTAAGTCTGAGATTTTAATGTTTGCCATAGTTTAATAACTCCTCTTCCAAGC